AATCAGATACCGCAGTTGTCGTTGCACTTGCAGCTAAAGTAACACTGCCAGTAGAATTGAATTTACCGTCAATCAAAAGATTAACAGCTTGAGCCGTCTGCCGTGGATTTGCTCCAGCCGCAGGTAGCTTTACATAATTAAAATCGGTCATCTTTTGCCCATGCCAACAGCGTCAACATCAACACCAAGAGCATATCTCCAAGTGCCAGACGCATTTATACGGATACGGTGATACCTACCGCTTTGCCTCACAGGGCAATTATTATCATCATTTATTGCTACACTTTCAGTATAGCTTGCATCATCAATCTGGCGTGACCTGGAACCCACCTGCACAGTGACCGTAGGGGTTGAATCTTTTGCTGTAATGTAAGGCGTTACACCTTTTAACAGCGATTGACGCATAGTAGCTGGCTCAAACTCAGACGTTTCTAAAGTTGCATCTAATGTAGCACCAGTAAGCGTATGTAGTTTTTTGTCTTTACTTGCGGATAACGAAAGAAACCCACCAGCATAAAGCCTACTGTCGAGCGAGGTGGTTAGGCCGTCTATACTTGAGTTTAACGTGTCTAAACCCTCTAATGTAAAACTTGGTGTCAAAGAAGAACCAACAAACTCATGTTCAAGCTCTATTAAAGACCAACGCTGTACAGCATAATTAAACACCAGCATTCTATTGGGGTCACCAGTTGCACTTTCTGTTGACGGGTAGCTCCAAATAACAATTTGGTTTTCTGGATCAATCGTGCAGCTAATTCTATCACTGTCAGCAATCTTCAGGTCGTTAAAGAAAAACGTGTCAACCTTCTCTGCACCAATCGGTATACTGCGCTGACCGTCAAACATGAAGAAACCATCGTCTGCTAGGTAAAACACTTGAGTTGGGCCAAGTGAAGCAACGCTGTTTGGATAGTTACACCCATGTCCTGTTTCTACTTTTTCAAACGTAAATATTAGTGGAGAACCCACGTATTGCATTCTAGCAATCGCACGCTCTAGTAATACAACGCCAAACTCACCACCGACTAAGCCAGTAATATGTCCAGCATCAGGTATGTCCTGAAAGTCTGCTTGGTTTGCACCTAAAGTCCAAGTTCCAGCATCATTGATTTGCGACCAGCGCACTCTGCTTCGATGCGTTGCAGAACTATAAGTCACATTTGCTGTTACAACAAAGTCTCGCACTACCGCGATATGTCTTGCAGCAGGCGCACCGCTAATTGCAGCAAAAGATGAGCTAGTGCCTATCGTGTATTTACGCAGCACATCAGCATCTGAACCACCAGCAATTACATCAGTGCCAAACTGAACAAAATCCCAGTTCATATCGGTAGTAACTGTAAAACCCGTACCAACAGCGTCCATACTAAAATCTGAGTTGTCTAGCTTGTAAAGCTTTGCCTCGTCACCAGCAAAAATATTAACCGTACCATCTGTTGCTTTTGTAGCGTAAATACCGCGCAGCCTATTGTCAGCCGCCGCAGAAACAGTTGTTAAACCTTGGAACGGACGATAGCCACGCGCTGCTGGAATAACATTCTTAGCAACGGTTGCCCCTGGGTTCTGAAAATCTGACTGGTCTGGTAGCCATTCGCCAAAAGGTATCATACTCTATTCCAACTTTCTGACCCAGAGCTAATCTGAGTAAATGCTAAATTTGAAGCCGATATGTCTGACCAAGTTTCACTGCCAGCCGATACGTCTGACCAAGCTTCACCTAGTTTCTCAAGTATCGCCTCTGTTGTCATTGCTGTGCTTACAGCTCCTGCAAACGCTGCTGTGTATTGTGTTAGTCCTGTCGCTGTTGCAGCTATATCTACTGCACTGGACATACTTAATACAGTATTTGCATTACCAGTAGCTGTTAGGCTCATGCTTTCGCTTGCACCTATTGTACGCACCAAAATGGCTGCACCAGTAGCAGTTGTTGCGATAGAAGCACTGCCTGTCATTGCAACTGTAAATTGCGCTGAAGCCGTTACACTGCCTGCACCTGTTACACTTGCAGACATGCCGTGTACTAATGTTGCTGCACTTGTGACAGTGCTTGCAATCGTTACACTTGCGCTTGCCTGTTGCACACGTATTGCTGCACCAGAAGTTGTTCCAGCAAGTGAAACAGCGGATGACGCTTCAAACAGGTTTAGATCATCAAGTTGCTCCAGCGTGCCAAACGCATCAAGAGCATCCATACTACCCCAGGCATCGAGTTGCTCAAGAGTAGGGCCAAGTATCTCTGCCATGTTACGCTGCCGTTACGTCTAGTTCTCCAGCAGCAATTCTTAAAATATCGCCTGTCGTAATTGTTTTGGCGGCAGTAAAAGCACCGTGAATAAGTAGGTTGCCAGAAGATGACGCATCAAACAGTCCAAAGTGTGAGACTGCTCCCCACGAACCAGTAGCAGCAGCAAACTCTACCGCAGCAGAATTATCTGTTGTACCGCTAGAAGCTGCATCAAAGTTGATAGCTACTCTTGCGTAGTTGCTTCCGCTTAACTCAGATGTGCCGCTGCCAGTATCGGCAAAGCTACCTGTGCTTAAACCAATGTATGTCTGTGACGGGTGTGTGTAAGCAGTTGTGCCTAAAACATGGTCAAGCACTTTGTTTTCTAAATAGTCGCTCATTGCAGACATAATTTAAACTCCTCGGTAGTCGGTTTTCATTGCTAAAGCACCGCCGTAACGCTGCTGTTCTGTATCGCGCTTAATCTCGTCCATAATTCTGGTAAAAATAGCGTCGTATTGATTGGCTCTCGCTTCATCCATCAGGTACGTGTGAGCTGCACTTAATGCACCATAAAGGTACGCATCTGGATGGCGTGCTAAGATTGTGTTTGTGGCAGAGCTGTCAGATAAAGCTGAAACAGTTTCACCATAGATAATCTCAATAGTATAAACGGCGTCAGGCACTGGGCGTAGGGCAATCTCTGCACCTATGACAGTGTAGAACTTAGGCTTTCCACCACCGCTTGAGCCGTAAGTCTGATAGAAATCATGTGGGGCAGCATAGTCTAGCACGCAAACAGGATCGCTGTTAATTCGTACATGTCTGACTTTGCGTAAATCAGTTGGTAAAGAAATATACTCATCACTCGCTGCTGTGCTTGCTTGCGCTCGTTTTTCTTGTGTTCGAGTATCTAACTCACGGCTCATGCGTGCTTCAGCAAGAGTAATGAAATCTGGTATTTGTGAAGTTAGATCAGAACGTGCCAAGAAATTTGCAACAGCAGTTTTAAGCTCTGAGTAAGTTGTGATTGCCATTAGATCGTACCACCAGTTGTTCTAAAAAATCGGTTGTCATAATCGTTTAGCCAGCGTTTCCAAGCTTTAGGATTGTCACGCGGTTGACCAAACTTGTTAATCAATTCGTAATAAATAGGTGCTGGAATATCAGCGACCTTTTGCAAATGCTTTTGGGTGTTGCCAATCATTGACTTAGGCCGCCAATCAGCAGCTTCACTTTTTGCATTTGATATAATTGGGTCTACGTTAAACTTTGTTGTGATATAGTTTTTATCACCTTCAGAATGAATGTAGGTTTGTTTGCCCTTTTTAGGGTCATTAACAAGTAGTTTTTTCATGTTTCTCTCCAAGTAAAAAGGGGCAACCAAAGCTGCCCCTCATAATTCTTAAAGTATTAATGATTATGAACCGTTAAGTCCGATAACCGCAGCATGTGCTTTTGGAGCTTTTACAATTAAAGTCCATTCTGACACGATGCCGAAACGTGTTGCATCTCCACCTGGAGCTACATCTGAAACGCTGAACATTCTGCCTGGTAAGTGACCTACGCATAGGTACTCAGTATCAAGCAAATACATTTCAGAGTTTGGACATTGACGATCCACAGTTACTGAAAGCTCACCAAAGTCTGACAAGTATAGGCTGCTAAATTTTCGCTTTAGGTCGTTAATCTAAAACCGCCTTTCGGCTGCTTTACCTCGCGATAAAGAAAAGACCATATCACCATCCACTTGGGATGCTCTGCGCTTCGGATCACTTGATCCTACTTCCTTTCGGAATGGTCGTTGAACCTTCCCTATTTCTAGGGCTTGGCTGCTGATTGTCTCAAAGAGATGTCCCAGCAATTCACAGAGTTTTTCGAAATAGGTTGCCCTATTAAGCCGCCAGTTTAACGGAGCCTATTATTGCTGCTTCTTTTGGTGCAGTCATTGTAATCTGGTTAGTTGCAACTGAGCCAGAAGATAAGCCAGAGAAGTTCTGCTTATTTGTTGGCGACATTAGCAACATGTTTGGTGAACCACCGTCACTGTATGCAGCAAGCATAGCAGCGTCGATTTTAGCCAAAGTCAATGCAGCAGCAGTACCTGTAAGGTCAGCAGCCGCTGTACCATTACCATTCGCAGCAGCAGCCATGTCGGATGGAGCGTCTACGTTTGAAATCCAAGTAATGAGCTTACCAGCTTTACGTGGTTCAGAACTAGAGCTTGCTTCGTTTTTGTATAGAGATTTGTTTATGTCTCTACGCTGCTCTAAGCCTTTTAAAACTTTGACCATAGCTGTCTCTTTGTCACGGCCTGCTTTATCTACGATATCCATTGTGTTGGATACTGAAGCAGCCTGGACTGATATTTGATGGTAGTTTCCTACTCTAGTGGTGCTGGCGGGGTTCACATACGAAAAATCTGCACCTTCTGACGCATAATTAGTGTCAACGGCCGCAGCCAATTCTTGAATTTGCCACTCGTGGTATATACCCTTTGTGGTTTCTTTTTTCGCGTTAGAAAATAGAGGTGTTTCGTCTGGATCGACGCGGTAGATTACGTCTGACAAGTCCTCTCTTTCGCCAACTGCGGAACTTGAAGTATAAATAGCCATTATTGGCCTCCTAAAAAGTTAAATTATTTGGTTAAAAGAAAGTCTATAGCCGCTTCACGACTATTAGATTTGCTCAGTCTATCAAAAGCCTTGCGCTTTCGCTCTGTTGCAGAGTCGCCCTTGTTTTTAGGTTGCCCACTTTTAACCATCTTCGGAGCTGTCTTTACCTTCTTCTTTGCAATAGGTTTTTGCGACTGCAAAGTT